GAAACAACACTGTTGTGTTCTTTTGCATATCTTGAGCCATCCTTAAACCCGCCCGCCCTCGCGGAACTGCCCGAACCTCTTTTACTCACGGTAGTGCCTCCTTTCGTATTGAAATGGCTTGATTTTGGTCACGTTCCAGTCAAATTCTGCCGGGCATTTTCCGTACCACAAAACACTTGTCGGTTTGAGCCTGTCCAGCGCCACACGGCAGTGTTTTGCGAAGCATTCCGCTTCGTATGGGTCAGACTGTGTGCCGTGGCTCGAAATGCTCACGATGGCGTTTCTAGGCTCACCGTCAAAACACCAGTCATAACTTTGCTCGCCGCACCAACACAGCGTAGGAATCACATGGATCCCGTGCATTTGCCAGTAAGCAGCCAACCAGTGCTTTTTGTAGTGCATGAAAAGTTGCACTGCAAGCGGCATATCGCTGTAAAGAGAAAAGTCCGGGGAACATACCGCGCCGAACTCCTGCAAAAGGGAAATGTATTTGTCAGGGTTGTTCCAAAACCGTTCAAACTGGTAATCGTCCTTGTAAAAATGCACGCCTTTTGTGGCCTTTTCTTTGGCTGTCAGCGCATAATTGACCGGGATCCATTCCAGTTTGTCAATGCGGATGTCCGTTTCCGGCTTGATTTCAGGGATGCCATACTTGCCCACGCCCGGAAAAATCATTTTCTCGGTGTTTTCCATCGGCAGAATCACGGTTCATCCCTCGGTTCTCGCTTTTTCTTTAAGATACGACCGCACTCAGGGCAGAAATTCAGCTGTCCGGCACGATGCGTTACCGTACCGCACACGCCTGCGCCTTTCCTGTGCGTTTTTGTGATAAGACTGACTTGAAACGTGGTGTAAAGGCCGTTCTCCCCTTTGGGGGAATTTTCCTTCCACCACGCAAGCCTCTCGCAAAATTTGCAAGGCTTCTTCTCATCCATGCTTTGCAGCCTCCTTTTTTCTCTTGCGCTCTTCCGCCCGCCACATTTGTTCGGCTTCCTTGCCTCCCTTGGATTTATACCACTCGGTGTAATCCATGACGGGGGTGTTCTCTTTGGTCACATTGTCCCGCTGCATGGCGTTCTGCCGGGGATACTTGCCCAGTGCAGAGGACAGCACACAGCGGCAGTGGTAGACCATCTCCGGGGCCGCGTTTGGGTCGCCGGGGTGCTGTATCTCGTAGCCCATGACCTTAAACGGCTCGTCAAGGTCGGCGGTCTGCTGATCCAGCAGGCGGTGCATCTCACGGGTACGGTAGTCGTGGGTGGAGTTCCACCGCTTTTTGACCTCGATGCCCAAAGCCTGGGCGTTGCGCATCTGCTGCAATGTCCCGGCGTTCTGGGCCCCTGTGAGCGCCGTGATGGCGTTATTCATGGCCCAGTGGATCTCCGTGTCTGTCATGCCGTTTACGGCCTGCACGGCGATGTCGTGGACGCTCTTGCCCTGCACGATGCCCTGCATGACGTAGCGGTTGAACACCCGGGCATCATAGGTGCGGTTGCTTTCGCTCTTGATGCGCTTGTTTGGCACCATGCGGGGGTTCTCTTTCAGCAGCAGCTTGACCGCTTCGGTGTTGTACAGGGTCAGCCCGAACGTCACGCCTGCGGCCTGTTCCAGCTCATAGAAAGCCCAGTTTGCGCCAAAGGAAAAGATATTGTATTGCTCGTCCCGGGCCAGCTTGTAGGCCGTCTCTTGGGCTGTGGTGCAGGTCTGCGTGATGCCGTCCAGCTTTGCCCGCATCAAATCGGACTGAAAGACCTGGTTTTGCAGCCAGATGCGGTAATCGTCCTCGGTGATCTCGCCTGCAGCCATCTGCGCCCGCTTGCGCTCATCCAGTGCTTTGTACTTGGCCAGAAACTCGGTCAGCTGCTCCTGCATCTCCCGGCTGGCAGTGCCGTACACCCGGAGGATACGGCGGCGCAGGCGGTTCAGCTGGCGGGTAGAGATGCGGTCGCGGTCGGTCATAAGCCAATCGCCTGCGCAACAGCCAGAACCAGCCCGGCAACAATCGCAATGTCAGCAACAAAAAGGATTGCATCGACCATTCTATCTGGGTCATGTCTCATTTTTTGCCCCTTCTTTCTCGTCCACGGTCTCCCGTGTTGCGCTCTCAGCCATCAGCGCGGCCTTGGTTTGCTCCTTTTGTTCCGGGGTCAGGTTGGGCAGCAGGTCAATGGCCATGTCCTGCCCGATGATCGCCGCCTCGGAAATCACTGTGCTGACCTGCTCTGCAGTGTTTATAATCCGGCTTCGGTTGAATGTCGGCTGTGCGCTGCCAAAGCCAGCCAGCGCACAGATCTGACGAACAAAAGGCTTGATCTGGGCCTCGAAGTCGTCTGCGTTCTGGTTCAGGGGCTCATAAGCCGCATCCAGATGGTCGTTGGTGCTGTCCGCGCTGACGCAGTGCACATCCAGACCGCCGAAGTCCTCATACACCCGGGTGTGGAGCAGCTCCAAAAGAGCCTGCCGGGCCGTCACAGGAATCTCGGTGGTGTAGGGGGTGATCTTGCCGCCCTCGCTGGTGTCTGCGCCTGCAATGTGGTACAGATTCAGCTTGACAAGGAACTCCTGCAGCTCGTCATCGGTCATTCCGTTGAAGTTCTCGCACAGCCAGTAGATCTGCGAAAAGTCCTGCAGGTCATTGCAGAAGCCGGACATCACCAAATCGGTGTTGTCAATGTAGGCTTTTAAGCCCACAAGCGTGCTCTGGTGCAGGTCGGAGCCCCACAGTGGAACAATTGGCAGGGCGCTGTAGTTTTCGCCCTCCACGCTTTCCAGCCCGCCGCCGGGTGTGGTGACGGTCACGCTCTTGTATGCCTGCTTCGGCGTTGTCTCTTGCATCACATTGCCGATTTTGCTTTCCGTGTACTCAGTGAAGCCGTCCAACTCGTACAGGATATAGTGCATATCCGTGTCCGGGTTCAGCCGCCAGAAGCGCACACCCGCCTGCAAAAGTCCTGTCTTTTCATCGTACAGGGGAGCAAACTCGGTCAACTTGAAAACCACCAAGTGGTCGTTGTTCCAGAATCCGAAGCTCTCGCCGTGGATCAGGGCGAAATATCCGGCCTTCTGGATCTGCTCGTCGAAGTTCTGCCCCAGCCTGTCCTTGTCCACGCCATCGTCCGAAAAGACCACGCCGTTGCCGAGGGAGTAGGTCGCTCTCTGTTTGTTGAGCCGCCGGAAAAGGTTGCTCTTGACCATATCGGGGTGTGGGGTGTCCTGCTTGGTGTTTTTGGACAGACGTTTCAGCATCAAAGCGTAAGCCTGCGCGAAACGTTCAGCCCCCGGGTTTTTCTGCGCGTCGTACAGGTCGGCATCCAGCGCCATCTTGTACGGTCCGGAACTGCAGTGCTGCTGCACGAACCGCCGGATGAAATCAGTCTGTTCCCCGTCGGCTTGCGCCTGCTGGAAGGTCTGGAATGTGTATACAGTGCTCAAAATCAATCCCTCAGTTTCACAAGGCGCTTTGTGCGCACAAAGTAGCGGATAGCGTCCATGCAGTGGTCGTTGACCTTCAGCACGGTGTCGTCTTTGTCCGGGTCCCAAGCGTACACGCCAAACTCTTCCAGCGTGTGCTTACAGTCTTTGTAGATCTTCAGCCGCCCGGTCTGCAGCATTGTCTGCACGTCCAGAATGCCGCTCAGAACGTCGTTATTTGCCGGGGTCTGGGTAAAGCCGTTTTTGCGCAGCTCTGTAATCAGGGGCAGGGCAGAGGGGTCAACGATGATCCTCTCCGGCTTGAGTCCGTTCAGCCACGCCTTGAGGTCTGTGACGTACTCACCCACGGTCTTTTGCCGCTTCTGTTCGCGGCCGCTGTAGTAGTACTCCCGGGTGATGATCCAGCAGTCTGCATCTGCCTGCTTCTGGAACAGCAGAAAAGTCGTTGCGTTCTGGGTACCAAAGTCGCACGCCACATAGGCGCTCTTTGGAGACAGCGCCGGAAGCACATCAACAACGTGCTTTTTGCGGTCGAACATGTCATACACAAGGCCCTCCGCCACGGTCCACAGGCCCAGAATGTAGCGCTGATAGAAAACGCCGCTGTACTGGCTGCGGTATCTGTCCTTGATGTCCTCGGAAAGTGACAGGTTGTCGTCCATCGTGAAATGGAGATACATCATCTTTCGGGAACGGCACTTGCGCACCCATTCCAGATAAAACCAGTGCTGCGGGCTGCCCGGGTTGCAGTTAAACCAAAACTTTGACCCGGTGACAGAGCATCGGGCCGTGGCCTGATTGACAAAGCTCTGCGGCATCAGGGCCACCTCGTCGAAGAATGCCCCGGCAAGGGTGATGCCCTGGATCAAGTCCTGACTGCTCTCGTCCTTGCCGCCAAAAAAGTAAAACTCGTTGGTTCTGCCGCCCTTGCTGACGGTCATGCAGTTTTCTGCCCGATGCTCCTTGACGTTGTAACCATGGGCTGCAAGCTGCTGCTTGAGCGTCCCTAGCACGTTGCGCCTGAAGCTGGCAATGGTCTTGCCGCACATGGCAAACTGCTGGCCGCTGTAACAAGTCATAGCCCACTGGACAAAAGAAAAGCTCATGGCAAAGGTCTTGCCCGAGCGAATAGCGCCATCTGCAATGATGCCGTTGTAGCTGCTGTATGCGCTCTGCGGTGTCCACCAGCTCAGGACCTGCTTTTGCCGCCGGCTGAGGGCTTTCCAGCGAAAACCGTTATTTTTCCGCATTGTCGTCCTCTTCCTCTGGCAGCATATCCACGTCGTCCGGCGGGCTGATGTCTGCGGCGGCGCTCAGTGCCTCCACAAGACCATCGTCCGGGGCTTCTATGCCGCTCTGATCTCCCAGCATAGCAAACTTGTCCACGATGGTGCCAAACGCCGTGGACAGCTGCGGCAACGTTGCTTCTGCGATTTTGTCAGGGTCTGCCATCGCTTTTAGGTACAGCCCAAGAAGATCCTGCGCTTCCCCGCGCTTGCTGTCCAGATATGAAAGCATATCCCGGGTGTTCTGCTCTTTTTTTAAGGCGCACAAATCTGCACATACCGGATTTTCGCTCACAACCTTGCGCACAGTGCTTTCAGCGACGTTGTTCAGCTTGGCAGTTTTGCGGTAATTGTGGAGCTGTACATAGTCCGCAATGATTTTCTTTTTCTGTCGGTCTGTCAGTTTTGCCCCCACCGCCACCACCTCTCTAAACTTGTGCAAAAGAAAAACCGCCCGGAAATCTGAACGGTCAAAATATCGAATGTGCCGCTTGCAGGGCTCGAACCTGCACACGTCCGGTTATGAGCCGGATGCTCTGCCAGACTGAGCTAAAACGGCATAAGAAAAACCAGCTTTGCTGCATGGAACTCATCATGCAAAAAGCCGGTTTTTAATCGTATTGTATCAGTAGCGGTTAATCCGCACGGATAGCAGGCCGTGCTCCTTGGATACAGCCACGGCCTCCGATCTCTGCCCGAGGCTCGCGTTTTGTGTGGTCTGCACGGAAACCGAAACGCCGCGCATAGCGCACAAAGTGGCTTTCTTTGTTGCTGATCGGTAAGGCCGAGAGGATAAGGCCAGCGCCGAGACGTGTCAAAAACTTTGCCATGTCGCAAATCAGTTCTTTCAAGCGCTCAAACATTTGTATGCCTCCTCTCCAAAAGTGTCCACTGTGGGCACTCTAAAATCACGCTAGCCGCCAGCTGGATTTGAACCAGCACCCACGGAATGGATGTGCGCAGTGGTTGGCTGTGCAGTGATGTTCCCGTGGTGTCACCAACGTTGTCCCGCCTTAAATGGGCGGCGCTCTGCCAGTTGAGCTATAGCGGCATATAAGCAGCGCCCGTGCATTCAGTGCGTTGGACATGCGTCAAACGGTGGGCACTGCTGCATCCGGAACTTTCGCGGCCGGATGCCCCGCTATTGCGCAGCCCCCTCATAGGGCACGCAAGCACTCCCGGCAGGACTCGAACCTGCAACATGCGGTTTTGGAGACCGCTGCTCTACCACTTGAGCTACCGGAGTATAAAAGCCGCCCTTGGAATCGAACCAGCCGTGTCTACACACACGCGCCGCGCTCCAAACTGCGCTCAGGCGGCCATATAAAAACAGCTCCGGTTCGCCGCCGGGGCTGTTGGTTGGCGCACATCCTGTCAGGAAAGCTACACCTTGGCAAGGATTCTAAGGCCTTTTCTCGGCACGGGAGGTTGCACGTGCGGCCTTGCGGGTTGTCTAGTCCATGCGCCATACGGTGCGATACGGCGGAATCGAACCGCCTCCTGTCTCTCATGAGCGGCAGGCTGCCTTTGTGTCAGTGTATCGCATAGAAGCAGCCCGCGAAATGTGAAGAGAGCAAAGCCCGGTACCTGCAAGCAGAAAAGGAGGAAAATGCTAAGAAGGGACACGTTTCGGAGGCTGCGTGGCAAGCGTCTCACCGCTTTCGGCGGTTCCGCTTATACTAATTTTACCACATCTCACATGTAGTAACAATAACGACAACATGTAAGAAAATTACATAAAACTGCTCCAAATCCGTGCCAGTTGCTTGCATCCGTCACGCACATACATGGAAACACGGTTTTCGTTCGGTAGCCCAAGGCTTCTGGCCACAACGACCTGTTTTTGATTTTGGACATAGTAACCATACAGGCAAGCCTGCATCATGTCGCTGCATTTTGTACCTGCAATGTACTTGATCCGGCGTTCTGCTTCCATCCGTAAGACTTTAAGCTCGGCCTGCAGCTCTTGCATCTTGCGCTCCTTTTCGTCTGTTTCCTCGGCACAAAGCCCGATTTTGTCTCCGTGCCCGGATCCGCCGGGCATTCCAGTCATGCTGGCGGTGCACTTCGTGGCCTTGTCATGCGCCTGCCGGATGTCCAGCTGGATGCGGTCAATTCGGTCATCCATAGTCCGAAGCTGCTTAAACCACGCCTTGACGGTGTGGTAGTCCACGCCGCTGTTTGGCTTCGTCGTGTCGGTGTCAGGCGTCCATGTGTGGGTCATTGTTGCTCCTTTCTTCAAAATCGTGGCAATATTCGGGCGGATTTATGTATCCTTCGTCTTTGTCACCGCTCTGGCAGATATAGTGATATCCGGATTCTGACGCCCCAAATTTTTGCTTTAAGAATACGCACCGGTCGCAAAGGCAAGGTTTGCTGCGGTTGAGCCGCCGCTTGAAATATTCAATTGGGTTGCCATCGCTAAGAACAAACCAGATGAAAATCCCTGCAAGTGTTGCCATGAACAGCGTGCTTGCAACTTCAAATAGCATATCAAGCATTTTACTCCTCCATTTCTTCAATCTCGATTTCTACCCTCGGATTCTTTCGGTCAAGCTCCACCCTGCTGCCATCGTGTGCGGCAACGATCTTGCTGTTGTCGTCCTCCAGAACGCGGGCTTTCACCAGAATGTCTGTGGTCGCCTCGATGAGGTTCGCCAGATCGACCCGGCGGGCGGTCTTCATGTAGTACACGCACCTCACGTTCACGCGGGCAGAGATGGGGCTGTGCGGCCTTTTGATTTGCCGCAGGCAGTCCGTCTCATAATCCACGTAAGCCTTGCTAGGGGCCACAAAGCGCCCACCTGAGCGGCTTCTGAGGATGCGGGCAGAGTTTTTCTTGGTGCGGGGGTCGCCGTAGAGGGTCAGCTTCATCTCCCGTCCTCCACATAAAACCAGGATTGCGGTGGTCGCTCAATATCTACAGGCTCATAGCCAAATTTTGTTGCCCGTAGTCTTGCGAAAGCACTTAACGGTCGTGGGCGGTCGTAAATTTTTAGGTCGGAAATGTGCCAGCCATACAGGTCTTTCATGTCGGAATAGTTCATACCGATATCCCAGCCGGCGTATTTCTTCACCTGCTTGATACTGAGGCAGCTTCCAGCAATCGCAGATTCGATATCTTCTTTGACCACACAGTATTCAGGGCCAATGCGTCGGATGCCGTCGCATGTAAACTCGCCAATGATATTGCCATCCAACCGCTTCCATCCTTTGCCCGGGACAATTAGAAGCCAGCCTATTTTGGATTTGCTTTTCGTGCAATAGACATAGCACTTGAATGGAGTCTTTAGATTCCCAGGCTTTGTTCTGCGCACCTCAAGGGTCTTTTGCCCCCGAATGATGAGGTCGCACCATTCAGGCCGGATGCTCATCAAGATAGCTTTCATTTTTTCATCATCCCTTCCATTGCCAGCTGCTCGCACTGCTTTTCTGCTTTCCTGCGCTGCTGGTCATACTCAAACAGCATATCTACGTACTCATTGCCCACCCGGCGGATGGCCGTTTCCAGCATCTCCGTCACAAGGTCGTGGTACTTGTCTGCGCCCTTGCGGCTGTTTCTGGCAGCTTCCCGGGCTTCCCACAGGTCGGTGAGTTTGTCCCGCCTGTCGGCAGTGATCTCGCCATAGCCGTAGGCATCCTGGATCTGCTCCATGCTTTCCCAGCCTTCCAGCTCAGCAAAGGGGTCAGCTTCAGCCTTTGCCATGCTGCGGGCTTTGGTCTTTTTCTTGACGTACCGGGTCAGACCGTCCTGCATCACGGCGCGGGCATCGTCCATCGCCTTGCGGATGGCCTTGACCTCCCGCTCTCTTTTGAGCTGGTCGGGCTGGCTGGCCCACACGGCCATCAGCTCGGATTTCGTTTTCGGTTTCATGTTCTTCCTCCGTTCTCACAGCTTCCCGAATGCGCAGTCTGGCAAGCTCAGCTTTCGCATACCACAGCTGCCAGTTGCCAAACCATCCCTTGTGGAGCAGTTTCCCGCCGTAATAAACAAGTTCCTGCCCCATCAGGTGGTCGAGAGAGACGATGTAAGCGCCGGGCTTGTACTTCTGCGCCGTCTGAATGTTTTTCATTTTTACCTCCACTGTTCGGCCATAGCTTTTGCAATGCCCGGAAATGTCTTGCATACTTCCTGCGATTCCTCGCAGGCGATCAGCACTTTCATCGCTTTCTTCCTCCCATCCATCCTTCTTTGTCGAAATCGTTGCGGCTGATCCGCTCCGCCGCGTGGTTCCCGTTGGTGTAGATGCGCTGTGCTTTCAGCTGGCGCTTGTACTCGGCGTACCGTGGGCAGCTGTCGTGGCAGATCGGGTGCCGGTCGGGGCAGTCTTTGCAGGGTTCAAGTTTTACCATCGGTCTGCACCCCGCTGTCACCATTGAGCATGTAACCAATGCGGGTCAGTATGGTATCCAGTACCTGAACCGTTTGCTCTGCTCTGATTGCGTACGAGTATCCCCAATTTTCGCTCCCGGCCAGCCCGTCTTTCCAGTCGGTCAGGTACTTTTCCATGGATTTCGCGTCAATCACAGGCACTGCCGGTTCGTCTTCCAGCACATCCATCGCGTCCATAATCTGACACGCGCGGCATTTTTCGCCGTTGTAATGTTCGCAACCACAGCAATATACAGCTACGATATTGGCGATGGCTTTTTCACGGTCGATAAATTCGCTCATTTTTCAATCTCCCTCTTTGTCGTCTCGCTCGCCCGCAGCCTTGCAGCTTCACGGGGGGCGGTGGTGATATCGGCCTGCGCCTGCTTCAAAAATTCGGCACGGCGGTATGTAAGGTCTGGCATTTCAGCCAGCTCTGCAAGCCCTCCCACGCTCCCGGCATAGGATTTTGCCGCCGGGGGGAGTTGGTCATACAGGGCTTTCAGCTCTTTCTGCCCGTCACTACGCAGCAGCCCGCCCTTTTCGTCAATGCCGATCACCATCGGGAACTTTCGCCAGCTCAAAAATGTCTGTGCCTTGCGTGCCGCTACAGCCAGAGCTTCCCACTCAGCGGACGGGTCAAGACACTGGGAAAGCTGCTTGAAAATGTCGGCCACCGTGACCGGATAAACGCATACCCGGTTTGCCGCCAGAAAAGCCCGCTTGACAGTATCGCCGTCATAGTCGCCAAACTGGTACGTCCACACATCGATGGTGGTCTTCATCTCCTCATCGGTCAGCGGCTTGGAACCCAGCTTGTACAGCACAAAATTCATGCGAATCAGCTTTGCCACGTCTTCCCGCGTCATGTCTCAAACCCTCTTTCTCTGTCCATCTTCGCCAGCACCCGTGCAAGCTGGTCGTCTACGGTCTCGGTTGGCTGCTTGCCTCGCGGTCTGGCTTGTCGGCTTTGTTCGTTGGCTTCCACATCCCCCGGCGTGCGCAGGCCGTCCCGTTTCCAGCCTGACAATATGCCGTTGATGTAGCTCCACGAGCGCTTTCCGGCTTCTGTGGATTTGTCAATCGCCAACAGGATCATCTCTGTGCTGTACTCCTGCCTCCACTTCTGCAGCTTGTCCAGCGCAGAGCGTGGGAAGTCCCCAACGGCCTGCTGATAATGCTGGACGATTTTAGAAAGTTCTACGTCAACGGCGGCGGGGGTGGCGCTATTGTATATATCCCCGTTAGGGGATATAACAGTTCCAGTTCCATTAACAGTTCCAGTTCCATTAACAGTTCCAGTTCCATTAACAGTTCCAGTAACAGTATCATTATAGCTACCACTTGCTTGCACTTGGTAGCATGTGCTAGCATGTGCTGAGTTTGCTTGCATTTGAGCTGCACGGGCTTTTCCGGCTTCACGGCGCTTTTGCTTGACGTTCTCGTACTTTTCCGTAGCCGAATCCACTCCATTGCACATGAAACGGAAGTTCCCACGCATTCCACGGTCGGAAAACGTTGGATTTTCACCAGTGCGGACGTGTTTTGCCAAAGCTCGCATCAGCTGTCCGACTTCGGCATCCGTGTACTCCTCCAGCGCATCAAACCAGTCCAGATACACCACAAACGACTTCTTTTCATCCTTTGCCACTTGCTCACCTCCTTTGTACGCCCGTATAGCCAGATAGCGCAGCTTGCAAAATCAGAAGGGGAGATCTCCATCATCCGAGATTGTGGCAAAATCGTCCATGCTCCCCTGATCATACGCGGGAGCTGCCTGCTGGGCGCTGTGCGCGGCATTTGCTTCCCGCACATGATTCGCCGTCTGCTGCTCATAGGACGCTGTGACAGGCTTGCCTGCGGCCTTGGAGCCCGCAAAGCTCACATTGCTGGTCACGACCTCCACGGCGGTGCGGTTGCTGCCGTTCTTGTCCTGATACTGGCGGGTCTGCAAGCTGCCTTCAATGGCAATCAGGTTGCCCTTCTGGAAATACTTGCACACGAACTCGGCCTGCGCACGCCATGCCACGATGTCGATAAAGTCCGCCTGCCGCTGCTCGCTCTGCCGGGCAAAGTTGCGGTCACAGGCAATGCGGAAGCTGCACACGCTGGTGCCCTGCTGGGTGGTCTTGAGTTCCGGGTCGGCCACCAATCGGCCCATGATCGCTACGACGTTAAGCATGAATGTTCACCTCTTCCTCGGCACTGTCACCTGCGCCGGATTCATAATCAACGTTTGCGCCCATCAGAACTTCCGGGCATTCAGCACGGGCAAAGTATGCTGCAGCACGGTACTTGAGCATCATTTCGGTCATCTTGGGCCAGTAACTGCCGTTCTTGTTCCACCATCCGGCATCCTTTGCCATTTTGACGGTGACTTTAGGACCTTCAACATTCTCGCCGGTAAGCTTATCCACGCCAATCAAGCGGCAGCCCCACGAATCGGTACCTTCCTGTCCTTCCATGCGGTAACGAGTGCGGCCTGCAAACTCACCGCTGTTGTCAATCAGAGCCTTGCAGCTTTTGCCGCTCCATGTAGGCTGACCATGCACAACGTAAAGATTTTGCATCACGAACAAGTACGACACGCCCATGCGCTGGGCCATGTCACAGGCAATGGCGCAAGCGCCAATGTTCCCGGCGTAGGTTTGAGGAAGCATCCCATCCGGCAAATTGGCCATTGCAACTGCCTTAGATTTTGCCAGCTGCCAAATGCGTTCATCTGCGGTCAGGCCCTGCACTTTTTCTGCATAGCTCTGCGGACGCTGAGCTGGTGTTGCAGCGGGGATAACGGCAGGGGGTTCTGGCGCAGAAACGGCGTTCATCTGAAGTTGCTCAACAGGTGCTTTTTTGATTTCATTTTCAGGCATGGTGAATTTCCTCCTCAGTATACTTTACATCAATGATGTGCGCGTAGCGCTTAATTGCGTCCAAATCGGATTTTGTGCAATGAAAAACAACTTTTCGGTCACGAGCTTCTTCTTTGCGGGTAAAACTGTCAAAAAAATTATCATCGTATGCATCGCGCTGTTCGCGTCCATAAGCAATCGAAGGCTTAATCAAATTGATCTCGTACGGGTTCTGCTGGGGTCCCTTGTAATCGTCTGGCAATCCCTTAATAACCGCTTCGCGCAGCAGCGTTGTGTACTCAATACTATAACAGCGGTCAATGCTTTCAAATGGTTCTGGCATAATCTCAGCGCCACCCGCAGCGTGGATAATGTCAATATCACACATCAAATGCCCAACCTTGCGGTAAATGCAGTCGATCACCGAACGACTGCCGCCAGCGCCATCATCGTACAGTACACCGTTCTGGGCAAAGCTGGTAAAATATGCCACCGCGTGATTGATTTCGCTTGCCAACTCGTTCCCGGTGTTAATAAGTCGAAAAAGCATGTGCTGCGGGCCGATGTAGTAATAAATACCTTCGGCTTTATTAGAAAGGTCTTTGACACGTTCTCGCTTCGTCATGTATTTTTTATCCTGCATAAATATTCACCTCGCATACACAACGTTCATATCAGCGTCAAACGCCCTGTACAGCTGTTCGGGCTTTCTCTTTGCCAGTTCATCGGCAATCGCAACTGCATCCGAAGCAACCGGAAATTGCTGTTGCAAAACAAGCGCTGGCGGCTCTTGCCCCACATCGTAAATTCTCAAAAGTGCCACTTGTAAAACCTCCTGTTTTGTGCTATTTTTGTGGTGATGGGCGGCGAGACTCATCACCCTTTGGGCTTGTCCGTGCTGGCGCACGGGCAGGCTCTTCTTTTTTTGCGTCATACACGGTGTACCACATGACATGGAGGACAGTGTCAGGCATACGTGATCTCCCCAGATTCCTCTTGCAGCATCTCCCGCACGTTGTCCATTTCTTCGGCGCACATCTCCCAGACGTTTGCCCGTGCGGAGTATCCGGCCCGGACAACAATGTCGTCTGAGGCTTCGGCTTCTCGCTTGCAGCGTTCGGCAAGCCGCGTGTAGGATTTGACTTTGTCCTCAACGTACTCTTTAACCGTCATCATGCCCCGCGCTCCTGATTCTCCGGGTATTCCGGGTTGCGGGCGTGGGTACGGTTGATCTTGCCGTACTTGCGCCGCTTTGCGGCTCTCTCCCTGTCCTCTGCGGCAAAGCCCAGACGAGCCAGCACAACAGCGGCCAAAATCAGCACCAGCGACACCGCAAACAGCGTGCCAGAGATGCATCCGGTGGTCTGTGCGGTGCCCTCTGCGCCCATAGCTGCGCCCATTCCAACGCCGCCAAAAACGACAGCCAACCAGTAGTAAGTAGTAGATTTGAGTTTCATTCTTTCGGGTCCTCCTTTGTGTAAACCTTTTCGAGCTTGTAAAAGTCCTTCACCCACGCCATAAATCCGGCACGAGAGATCAGCGGGGCGGCGCTCTTGGTGTCAATAGACGGCACCGCCCATGCTGGGAAGCTGCCGGCCTGAATCATGCCGGTAAAGATCGGCTCGCTCACCGAAATGTTATTGTCACGCATGATCTGGCAGCACTCTGCAATTCCCATGCTCGGCTTCACTGCCGCACCCCTCCTTTTTTCTCAGCTGCCGTTTCAGCTGGATGTGCTCCAATCGTTCCGGCTGCCTTGCATCCCAGCACTGTTCAAGCCAACGCTTGTTGTAGTACTTCTTCACGGTTTCCACTCCACAAACTCGCCATTTTCAAGCGTGTACCAGGTGTTCTCTTTGATAACGGCCCCGTCAACCTTCGCCATTTTGGCACAGATCATGTGGCCGTCATCATCGTACTCGGTCAGCACCAGATAGCAGCCCATTGCGCCGCGTGCCTTACTGTGTGCGCCGTTTGCAACAGCAATGCTGTCTTTTCCAAACGCTTCGGCTCTGCAGTAATCGCCGGAAGCTGCACCCGTGGACCAGTTGCCGGAAGCCGCACCCGTGGACCAGTCGCCGGAAGCCGCACCCGTGGAACAGTTGCCGGAAGCCGCACCCGTGGACCAGTTGCCGGAAGCCGCACCCGTGGACCAGTTGCCGGAAGCTGCACCCGTGGACTTATCGCCGGAAGCTGCACCCGTGGAACAGTTGCCGGAAGCCGCACCCGTGGACCAGTTGCCGGAAGCTTTGTTCTTTGTTCCTTTCACGTTTTTGTTCACGCGGTCCATCACCGCTTTTACGCCAAGTTTTACCATATCAGCAATCTTGATCTCCGCTTCAACGGTAAGTTCCGTGCAAGCAAGCTTTGTGTCTTTTCCATCTTCACGGCTGATATCTCCGCCGCATTCCACTTTAAAAATGCGGATGCCATCAGACAGCGGGTAGTAGTGCAGCACATCCAGCGGGTTCTCGCAGGCGTGCATACCAGCGTGGCAGCAGTCTGCCTTGTCCTCGTGGTAGGTCTTGCCCACCTCATACTGCTTGCCACGGCACTGCATATTTTTGTCCATGGCCTTGTATGCAATGATCTTTTCACTCATGGGTGGTGTCCTCCTTTCTATCAATGTCGCAGCACAACATTGGACGAATGAACCAGATAGGTCACACCGTCAATCTTTACTTGAAGCTGGTCACCCTCGTAATCGTCCCAACTATTCAGCTTGCCCTCGACAATCGTTCCATCAGGCATTTTCAGCTGTGCCCAGCTGTATTCATAGGTCATGTCAATAACCTGCTTATTGCATCCGGCCATCAGCAAAGCGCTTGCCAATACGGACGCTACGCCAACAATAACTTTTTTCATGCTCGTTCACTCCTTTTAATAAAATGTTTAATAAAATGTCTTCTCTTTGCTGTGCCGTCGCAGTTCTCTGCGTTTCCTAGCCTCACTCTTCTTTGCCTTTGCTAAACATCGCTTCTCAAAGCCATTGCGCTACTTGACTAAGCTGGTCCTTGCCAAGCCGTTCCATCGCAAATCACGGCATTTCTTCTCTCTTCCATGCCAATGCATCCGAAGCAAAACCTTGCCGCAGCGAATCGTTACGGTGCACCACTTTTCCTTCGCAAATCACATCAGCGCTTTTCTTTGCCATTCCTTTGCCTTGCCTGTCCGTGCTTCTCAGTGCCACTGCACAGCAGTTCACCTCATAGCCGTTGCCACGCACTTCTCGGCCTTGCTCTGCCTTTGCAGCTCAACGCAGAGCTTTTCCGTTGCAATTCCGCGCTTTGCTTCGCCAAACCACGCCTTGCCACTCAATTCCTTCGCCACGCGTCGCCGTGCCATGCCTCCGCGAATCAGGGCCGTCAATGCCATGCCCTCGCTCTCAGGCTTTCACCTCATAGGCGATGTAAGTAAACCGGCCCTTGCCGCTGTTGCGCCACTGGCCGATGCCGCGCAGGATGCCATAATCAAGCCACTCACGCACGACCTTCTCGTGAGAATCGTCCAGCAGCATGACCTCAAACTCGCAGGTCGAACCAGCGGGAATCTCCTCACTGTTGGCAAGGCTCACACGCTCTCCCTGTGCGGTCTGTGCACGCAGCGGACGCTGGCAGTCGGTAATCTCGCCGTTCACGTGAATGGGAATCATGCGGGGCTGGACGAAGATCAGGCCGTCAATGACCTTCTTGTAAGCGGTCAGCTTGCCGCTTTCGTTCGCAGCCCGCTTCTTTCCCGTTTCGGTCTTTCCGCCGATGCGGGAAAGCATCCCGCAAGCATCCTTAAACATGCCTTTAATCTGGTAATCGTAAAAAATAGGATTGCCGTCCGGGTCACGCGGGAAAACGGTCATGCCCTTGTCAGCTACCGCATCAGGGCCAAGAGCCGCCACTTCATCCTCGATGGTTGCAGCATCCGGCGACTTGCTGGCGATAAACTCGCGGGCCACATTGGGATTTGCGGGCCATGTACCCAGCACCGGCTCAATAAACGTAGCTTTCACATGCAGTTTTTTCATAATAGTAACCTCCAAAAATATTGCTTACGCCACGCCGTCCTGGTTATGCTGCCGGGCGGCAAGCTCCATCTGCTCCACGCTCTGCCTACGCTCCACGCTGGGCAGCATTCCTACGGCCTTGAGCTGCTCATAAATGAACCGCTGACCCGCTTCCGTCCAAACGGTGGTGTTCTTGGTGTCCCACTCGCCGGTGCTCTTGTGCTGGAACGGCGTGGATTTGCGGTTTTTGGTGTAGCCCTTGCCGCAATACTTGGCGTATAGCACCCACTGGCCGTCGCTGGTCTTGTACTGGATCTTCAGGCCGTGAAGGATGCTGTTGAGTTTCTCGGCGCTCAGGCCGTAATCCTTGGCAAGGGTGGTAGTGGTGCGGCAGTTCTTGCCCACGCACACCGCCCGGGCATACTCTGCATCCGGCTTCAGGTCGCTGTTCTCTGCCAGAAGCTGGCGGTTGGCGGCCTTGAGCTGGTCGTTCTGCTTCTGGGCGATCAGCACCGCACGGCGCATTACCGCCTCCGGGCTGTTCCACTGGGCTTCAATGGCCAGAAAATATTGCCGGGCCTGCTTGCCACGTTCGTTGCGCTGGATCATGCACAGCTCTTTGGCCATTGGGATGGTGAGCTGGTGGTCAGTAGCAGGTCTACCGCCCTCTTTGGGTTTTTGGACAATTTTGTCCAAAACCTCTGCGTAGTCCTCTCCCTCAGTAAAACCATACTCCGTCATGCGGTTAAACCACTTGACATACGGAGTTTCGATGTTAAGGAAGTCGTGCAGTTCCCGGCCGCTCACAGTGGGGCGCTCCGGGTTGTCGTAGCTAATGGGGATGAGATTGCTTAATTCGCTCATGCCGTTTTGTCCTCCTTTTCCTTGATGATCTCGCTGACGGCAGTTTCCATCTTTTCCCGAATGCCGGAAGGGTTGCGCTTGCTGTTCAAAATCAGTGAACAGTAGCTTCTCGAAAATCCAAGATGCTTTGCTACGTCGTCTACTGTAATCTGGTTGTTGTGCATCCGGCCCACTAAACGGCCTGTCCACGGTTCGGGCTTAATCATGGCTTGTCACCCATTTCAGAAGCATCGCCACAATCCAGATCGCGGTGGCCACGCCGAAAGTGAACTGCCATCCGACAAAGTGACAAATGAGCCACCAAAGGCCAGATATAATTGCCCACGAAAAGCCAAAAGCAACGACAATGAGCGCAATCGATGCAAGCGCAAGCAAAAAGGTTTCAAAATCAGGCACTTGTATTCTCCTTTCCTTTTCCTTCCTCATCGTAGACCACAAGCTCGTTCAGTGTGACCTTGAAATACTTTGCGAGCTTGAGCAGCTGTGAAAGGCTGGGCCCGTAAATCGAGCGTTCCCACTTCCCAATTGCGCCGTTGCTCAGGCCTGCCGCCGCCTCCAGATCGGTGCGGCTCAGCCCGTGCAACTTGCAAAACTGGTCAATTTTTGATACATTCACTAGCAATTCTCCTTTCCGGGCTTGAAAATCACTAGAAAATATGCTACTATGTAGTTGCGAGGTACAAAGTGAATAAAATCTAGCGTCTGCCCGATATAATATTGTCAGGGGCTTTGGTTTTGTTTGCTCCTTACGCTCTCTATTATATAGCCTAATTTTCTAGTTGTCAATAGAAAATTAGGCTATTGGAGGAGTTTTTTATGCGTTCTTTGCCTGAGCTGGTAGAATTCATCCGTGTATCGTGCAAAAATCAAGGAAGCTCCATTACAAAAATGGAGAAAGATTTGAAATTTGCCAACGGAACAGTAGGAAAATGGGCTAATGGAAAGCGCTATCCGCCGAAAGATAAGCTACTGCTTGTGTCTGATTTTCTACGAATTTCTATTGAAGAGCTTATGGGCGAAGAGAAAAAAGAAAAGCCCAACACCTTAGATGGCATTGAGCTTGAAAAAATGTCACCAGCCCGCCGGGCGCTGCTGGAAGCGCTGGATGGCATGGATGACGAAAACATTATGAAAATTGTTCGGATTGCTCAGGCAGTTAAAAAGGAGCTTCCAGAGTGAGCGTACATCTTAATAGAAAAGAACTTGAACTGCTGAAAGCCCTCGATCGGGAGTATCCCGGTGGCGTTGAACGGACAAAAGAACTGTTCCAAGACGCTATGACGCTTGAAGAACTTGGCCTTGCGGATTCCGCATCGGTGAGCTATTGCAAGTCCGCGGTTTGGATCACGGAAAACGGCAGGCAGTATTTGCGAGAGAAAAATGCAAACCGGTTTTCTGGGCCGATGAAAATAGTCGGCGGTATTGTCACCTTGATTTTGATTCCGGTTCTGGTGAATCTGATTTCGGATTATGTATTACCAATACTTTTCAAATAAGAACCACTCAATCATCCATACGAAACGGTAAAAGATGTCCTCAACAAAAAAGCGACGGATTCGATGCTGTTTTTTGGGCTTGTACCATTTTCCGTCCTCGTCTTGCTTCAAAATGTTCAGTTTACAATACAGCATAAAACCTCCGAATGACTTCTTGAAGCTGGTTTTCGGATAACGAAAGAATCTCACTGATGGCAAGATGCACAAGCTTGTCGTGCGATTCTTTTTCTTCCATTGTATCACATTTTGCAAACATTGTGCTAGTTTCTTGCACTTTATTTTCCTCCTTTGGCAATTTCCTTGATAACATAGTTTTTTCGGCAGCGGGTTAGCTGCCTATTTTTGTATGTGTGAGGTGGTTCCCGTGATATGGAATGTTGGATTTCGGAAAAATATCACGCGGGTTATCAATGCGGTCTTCAAGAAAAAAGATGATCCCGAAGCCCAAGAGCCGTTGCATTTTGAGCGCCCGAACGCTAAGTGGAGCAAATCACCAGAGCCCGTTGTTTTAATCGACCCTGACACCGGGGAAGAATTTGTGGATTTCCCAGAAGAAACAATACCAGAACGGATACGGAAGGTTTTGGACTCTTTTCTAGTGATAGAGAGGACTTCAGATATCGATATTCTATTTTCAAGATATGATATGATTCTTGATACGCTCGATGAGCTCAAGAAGTATGAGAGGATGGGGTTCAAATTTGATTTTAGCCCTACTGAGCTTTATAACATGATAGAGCTTTCTCTCGGTGACCTTTTTGAGGTTGTTGTCGAAAATTCTTATATCAAGCAGCTGGAAAAACTCCTGACTTTGAAAACTCAAAAGGGAAAAGCAAACTCTATTCAAAAGTGGAAAGATTCTTTTTCGAATGAACGAATTACAAATTCAATGATGGGCTGTGTGGTTTTGCGTTTTGACAAAATGCAGAATTTTATAAAATCAAAAGATGAGGTGTAATCATGGCAAATACCTGTCCCGTCTGCGGCGGCAAGCTGGGCCTTCTGAACCGTGAGAAAAGCGCTGACGGTCTAATCTGCGCCGGATGCAGCAACTTCTTTTACTCAAAACTGGGCTTCCGAGCTGCAAAGCAGCCGACAGCGGCCCTAGCGGACTACTGGGCCACACTGGAACAGCGTCGGAAGGTGTTCAAAGAAACCGATTCCATCTATGATGGTGACGCGCTCTTTGTGTCGATTGACAACCCCAACCGGCTGTTTTGCATTGGACACCGCAGTGGTGATAAAGGCCCTCGCATGATCTACAGCTTTGATGAAGTCGCCGGTTATGAATCTGACGCGCCTGACGATCTGACGGTGACAGAGACAAAGGGCGGTATTGGCCGTGCCGTGATCGGTGCAGCCGTTGCCGGGCCTGTGGGTGCGATTGTGGGCGCTGCCACCGCTAAAACCGAGACCCGCAAGGGTCGCAGTAAAGAGAACGTGTCTATCCACTTTGCGCTTCCACTAGGTGAAAGCAACTTGCCGACAACGGTTTATCCAGGCGGAATGACTGCGTTTCTCAAGAGTTGCAAAGGCTCTCCAGAACAGCCGTGGGGCACCGCTCCGGCTGCCCCCAGCTCCGCCGATGAACTTTTGAAGTTTAAGCAGCTACTGGATATGGGGGCCATCACGGAAGCGGAGTACAACGCAAAGAAATCTCAGTTGCTTGGCCTGTAAACCTGTTCACAACCATATTATAAAACCGCTGGTTGTGGCCGTCAATCCCCATTCGTGCACTGTTTTTAGTGAAAAAATCCACAGAAAAATGAGCATTTGCAAGATACGCGCGACATGCACGAGCAATGTGCAAAATATGCACGTTGCTATTCGCGGTTGCAAGGCTGCTGCAAATTTTGCAGCAAGTCAGCGGCCAGCGCCCCGCCGGGCGTACCGGCTGCGTTACGCAGGGCTTGCACCTCCGGCAGGGCCTTATCTTGAATGTAAGCGCGAGCAAGGCGCTGCTGCTCCGGGGTCATATCCAAATAGCAGGCCAGCAGGGCACGGGCATGGGTGCGAAAGTGTGACAGCTTTTTCATAACTCATTCCTCCCAGGGCGCAGGGGTGCGTTCGGTGCCGGTCAGGATGCTGGCGGGCATTCCGTCGATGATGGTCGTTTCGGTTCCTTTACCGTTTCTTTGCTCAAAATCCATTTTGTTTTCCCCTTTCTTTTGTGCATATTTATGTCTTATGTTCCAAATTTTACCATGCGCCGTTGGAAAACAAAATACGGATATTTTTTGTCGAATGGCGCAGATTTTTTCTGCGCCATTTTCTGTTAAAACCACGTTGGTTTCATGGGGGTGAAAGTATGAGTTATTTTACGGCGACCCAGATCGGGAAAGCGCTTGCAAAGGCCCGGGTATCTGCCGGCCTGAGCCAAGTGGAGATCGCAAGACGCATCGAAAAGGGTGAGCGGACGGTGCAGAGCTGGGAAAAAGGCTGCACCAGCCCGGACAGCGACGAGATCATGGATTGGTGTACGGCCTGCGGGGCATCCCCCATCGCCGTGTTTATGGAGATGATCCACCCGGAGCTGTACGCGACACCCGATGACGGAAAGACCGACACAGAGCTGGACGCAAAGCTGTGCCGCTTTGTGGTAAACTTGCCACCGCTGACGAAACGACTGCTTCTTTTCGTGCTGAAGGGCAACCATGGCAGCAGCCCGTCCGCTGTGATTTCCGAGGTAGCCGCCAACCTGCACTGCCCACTCAACAACCGGGTCAGCGTGTGCGGAATCATCATCAACCAATACAACTTTGCCCAGAACATGGGATTAGACCCCTGCCCGGACGACCCACAGCCGCCAATAGACGATTTGAAGGTAAATTACAAGGCCGGGCGTGAAGCTTCGGAAAAAGGCGCGCAGGGTTACATCGGGCGAAAAAAGGAGTAAGCTATGAAGTGCATAAGACCATGTTGCCGGAAGGAGATCCCGGATGGTGCTTCTTTTTGTCCGTGGTGCGGGAAGAAACAGCCGGAAGCCGCCCCGCAGCAAAGAAAAAAGCGCCGCCGTCCAAAGGGCAGCGGCAGCGTGTATAAACTGAGTGGGACGCGGGCAAGACCGTATGTTGCACTCACAGCCCGCAGGGATATTCTGGGCACGTTTGAAACGGCAGGCGAAGCAGTACAAGCGCTGGACGCTTACAACGCCCAGAACACCCCCGCTGCGCTTCTGAAATGCACTTTTGCAGATGCCTATACCCAATGGAAAGCTCAACCAAAGTTTCAAAAGCTCAGCACGGACATGCAAAAGGGGTACGAGCTGGCCTATGCAAAGGCTGCTCCGCTATACGACCGACAATTGCGGGACTTGAAAGCGGCAGATTATCAACAGGTCATTGACGCAATGGTGGAAAAGGGACTTTCCCGAAGCTCCTGCGAAAAGCAGCGCACACTTTTCAGCCAGATCTGCGAGTGGGCAATGGCGCAGGACATCATAAACAAAAATTACGCCATGCTGCTGCAACTCCCGGCGGCTACAGGAAAAGCAGAGCGCACACTGACCGCCCAAGAGATCGAGCAGATTAGCAGCCGACAGAATGACCCGAAATTTGGGCAGACGGCGCAAATCGCAATGGTGCTGCTTTATACCGGTATGCGCATTGACGAGCTGCTTTCTATGCGCTGCGAGGATGTGCACCTGAAAGAGCGGTACATGCAGGGCGGTGAAAAGACAGAAGCAGGCAAGAACCGTATCATCCCCATCCTTGAGCCCATTTACAAGATCATTGCCTTTTGGATGCTTGACAGCGGGTGTGAATGGCTGATTCCATCCAAGGCCGGCACAAAGCTGGATAAGCGCAACATGGCTACAAAGTTCCGGGCGTTGATGCAGGAATGCCATATAGAGGGTGTGCATCCACACACGCTGCGCCATACAGCCAGCAGCAAGATGGTGGAGTGCGGTTTGGAAAAGACCGCAGTACAAGCCATACTCGGACACAAGAATTTTTCGACCACGGCCAACAAATACGTTTCGCACAACGACCCGAAATATTTGTTGCAGGAAATGAAAAAAATGAAATACTGATTTGTTAGATTATTTGTTAGATTATTGCACGTTTTCAGGCGTTTTTGCACAGTTTTAATAAAAAGAAAAGCGTATAGACAACTTGTTTTTATCGTCTATACGCTTATTTTTGGAGCTGGTGACAGGAGTTGAACCTGCAACCCACTGATTACAAATCAAATTTATTTGGCGTTTTAACGTGAATAATCATCAATTTGTTGGCTTTCCGTTAGATTATGCATCCCGTGCCCTAACGTTGAAGCTCATGTAAAAATAGCACATTTTATGTCTTTTTACAAGTCGCTTATCTTCCGCATTACGAGCTCATACTCTTTCGGGTAAACCAGCTTTATTGCCTTCATGTGCTCGTCAAGCACCTGCATCAGACCTCCGAAAGGAACAGAGCTGGCAGCCGCCACAAAGTCGCTTTGCGGTTCCGCTGCTGTGGAGTACGCCGCCCGGTAATCCGTGGGCGGCAATGACTGGGTCTGCGTTTCAGGTGCCTGCTTTTCTTCCAGCTCGTCCCGCACAGTGCAGAGGGCGGCAAGCTTTTCCACGCTCTGCCAGTCCGTCGAACCGCATTTCAGCTTGTGAATATGGGTGTTGATCTCGTCAATGTCCATGCCTGCCGCCCCCTTTCTTATGCGTTGCGTAAGATGTCAGCTGCCCGCTTGTAGGCATCGCGCTCTGCGCCGGTGGCTTCCTGCATCATGTCCTCGATGTCAGAGATCATGCGCTCACGGCCATCCGTGCGGGAGTAGTGCCCGCGCACATAGTGACGGCCACGGTTGGCGTAGCTGTTGCCCCGGTTGTAACCGTTCCCGGCATCGTGGCCAAAAGTCCCGCGCATGTCAGCTTCCCACTCACCCGCACGGCTGTAATCGCCGCCCTCGCAGTAATCCTCAATGCGGTGGATGTCCAGAATGATGTCCACGATCTCGCCGATCATCTCAACATCGCCCGGGGAGCGGTTCTTTTTGTCCGTCAGCTCCATGAGCTCTTCGCACATCTCATCCTTCAGGTGATTCAGTTTATCCAGCATGACTTTATCTCCTTTCTTATGCTACCCGCTCAACGATCAGATTGCTGTTTGCAATGCTGACTGCCTGCGTACTGGTGTTTTTAACCGACACGGTCACGCAACAGCCACGCGGCACCTCGATGAAAGCAGCCACGAAAACGTTGAAGTAATTTTCGACTGCCGCCGGGGTAACAATGGCAGTCGCACTGGTCAGCGACTCACCGCCGACAGCCAGCGCCACGGAAACAGGTCCCACAGTGCCGCCGGTTGGAATGGCGATATTGCCGCCAAAGCTTACCTTGAAGCAGGCCCTGCACTGCCCGCTGGTCAGGCCGCGCAAGGTCACAAGGCCGCTGCCCTCACGGTGCACAATGCACGCAGGCGCTTTCACTGCGGTCTCGGTCAGGGGAAGGTTTTCACCCGCTGCCACGCTGACGGTGTTAGAATTGCTAAATTCAGCCATTATCCAAAACCTCCTTTTCTGCACAAACAGGCGCATTTACTGCATAAACGGTTTTTAAGATATCCATCCAAGAATTGGATGGATCTGCTTTTTCCGTATCAAGCAGGGTTTTCAAAATGAAAACATAGTTGTTCAACTCCATCATGCTCATTTTGTTCTTATCCATGCTGTACAGATAATCTACAAACTGCTGTTTCAGCTCTGCTACGGTCATTCAAATGCTCCTTTCATAGAAAAACGCCGGGACTTTTGCCCCGGCGCTCTGGTTTGCAAAATCAGCTCAGGGGCTGAACATTTCCCATTTTGGAAAAAGTTGCCGTGATTCGGTTATGCGCAACCGTTGCAGCCGCAACCGGTGCCGCAGTTACCGTACTGGTAGGGTGCGGGTACCTGGAATGCGGGCACAGGGCGGGGGTTGTAGTAGGCCAGCTGACCGCTCATGTAGGCCTTGAGTGTTTCGTTCTGGGCTGCCTGAGATGCCGCAAGCTGTGCTGCGAACAGCTGCTGACCCTGCTCAGCGATCTTTGCGTCCTTTGCCTCGATGCGCTGTGCGGTCAGGGCGTCAAGGATGGCGCGGGCGTTCTGGTTCTGGTTGTCGATGATGTCCCGGGTGGTGTTCTGCACCGTGTTCCGGGTCTCGCAGGACTGGGTGGCCAAATTGTAGTTGACGCCCTGAATGGCAGAGCGGTTCTCGCAGCAGCACTCCTGCTGCTGCATCTGCATGGCAAACAGCTGCTGCATGAACGCCGCCTGCTGGTTTGCGCGGCTGATCTCTGCGGACATAAAGCCGTTGTTCACGGTCTGCTGCACGCCGTTGACAAGCTGAGCCTGCTGGTAGAAGCCATCACACATGCCGTTGTTGATACCATCCATCTTGCGCTCGATGTTGGCAAAATCGGAGGTCAGGACGTAGCCGTCAACGACACCGGCACCGGTGTTGCCATTGCCGCCCCAGTTGCCGCCCCAGCCGCCGCAGAAGGCGAACAGGAACAGGATGATGATCCACCATGCGCCATCATTGCCAAAGCCAAAGCCGTTGCCGCCGTTGGTGTTTGCGGGCTGAACAGGCATGGTCAGAACCGCAGAATCGGAAGAAAGAGACATTTTTGTACTCCTTTCGTGTGTTTTGAATGATTTTTATGCTTGAACCGTGGCCACGGTTACGGCTTAATGGAGGAACTGCTGAAACTGCTGCGCCATCGCCTGCAGCTGGTTCAGCTGGTTTTGTGACATTTTGCCGGATTGCAGCAGCTTTTGCACCTCTGCTTTCGGGTCGCCTTGAAAGTTTGCACGGAACTGCTGGAACTGCTGCATCATCTGCCCGAACTGACCCATAGGGTTTGGCATGGCGGGCATACCGCCGCCCAGTGCGTTAAAAAGAGGGTTTGCCATACTTATTTGACCTCCGTTTCAGGTTTTGCAGGCTCTTGCTTCTCGAGCGCCGCACAGCGGGCTGCCAGAGCGTCAAACTCTGCTCGGGTGACAAACTCCCCGCCGGGCTGCTGCGCCGTCTGAGAGGACATTTTTGTCGCCGTGGTGCGTTCCTTGTAGTCAAAGACGCGGAGAGGCAGCGGCATCCCGCTGGCGTCGGTGCTCTTGATGTAAAAAGCGCTGTTTTCGCTGTCCATCAGCAGTACGCTGTTGCCTGCGGCGACCATATAGGCTTTTGCACCCTCTTCTCCCTGCACCCAGATGATGGAAGGCGTGGCCTGTGCTGTCTGTGCTGTCGGCTGCTGCATCATGGGAGACTGATAGCCCACTCCCTGCCTGAGTTGAGTGAGGTTGTCTGGCATTGGCTGGCCGTAGTATGTTGGCATCTGATACGCATACGGATTGTAAGGCATCGTTTACTCCTCCTTATACCAGTAGTAGATCGGGCACTCCCTGCCGCTGTCCCAGCTGTCCCACCACTCGCCGTTGACCACAGCCAGAACGTGCCCGGAGCAGCCCAGCACATACACGCCGCGCGGATACTCCCGGGCAAAATCTGCCACGGTGTAACAGGTGGTGCAGTCTGCTTCCACCATGCGGCGCTTGAACCCGCGCTTTTGAAGGTACGCGCCCCATGTGCGGTTTGCGCTGGGCATATCGCCAAGGGCGTAACCGGTGAGCGCCAGCGCAATATACGCCTGCTCCCAGCTTTGACCGGTGGCCGCAGCTACCGCCCGCACTACGCAGTCCCCGACGCTGCTCCCGCGCGGGTTTGGGTTAAACCTGTGCCACATGGTGCGCCCCTCCCTTTGCGCCCATAGTACCTTTTCTGCCGAATCCGTGCGTTAAACGAACGTCAAACGAAGGACAAAAAAGAAAAGTGCCCACACGGCACAGGGCCGTATGAGCACTCAAACATTTGCACGCAACGCGTATAAAATTTTCAAAAAGGCCTTGACAACTACACGCAATGCGTGTATAATAAAGACAGTGAAAGACCCCGAACAAACACATGGAGGTAACAATTATGAAAAAGCTTACTGCTGACGAGTTCGCAGCCAAGGTTATGGCTACCGGTACCGAAATTGAGTACGACAACGGCGTTTGGATGATCTACGCGCACCTCACCGATGATGGCGACGTCAAGACCTCTCATCTGGACGCTCGCGACCTGATGGTCACTACCAGCATCGAACTCTCCGATGAAGAGGGTGAGGCACTCATGAACGGCAATCTGGACGACGTTGAGAGACAGGCCATCGTGGAAGATCTTTACCCGAAGTATCTTGAAGCTCTGGAAGATATGGAGTAAAGAAAAGTCCCCAGCCGATGCACAAACATTGACCGGGGAGATTTAAGAAGGAGAAAGGCAATGTACACAGCTGAACTTTTCAATATGGCAACCGACCCGGAAACATCCCGGGCAGCGTTCCTTAACAATGTCACCCTCAGCATCCCGGATGATGCCGACTGGTGCGTAGATCTTGACGTCGAGAAGGCAAGGCTGTCCACCATCTGGGATTTAGCTCATCTTCCAATGCGTGAGCTGGTGGCCCGCACCGGGCTGTCTCAGACCTCTTTCGCAAAGCAGGCGGGCGTCCCGCGGCGCACTGTGCAGGACTGGTGCGGTGAAAAGCGCACGTGCCCTACATACGTCAGATTCCTGTTGGCCGAGCACTTTGGACTGCTGTAAAACAAAAAATCCCCCACTTTGCCTACAGTGTACCCCGCGTGGAACGCAGGGTTTTGGCAAAGCAGGGGATTTTTTATGCCGCCGAAACGGCAAAGTCTAAAATCAAGAGCGGAACCGCCCACAGGCAATGCCGCTCTCTACAAAGGCCGTAGCCTTTCAAATCATAAATCGTATGGCGTATAATGCAAAGACGCATATACCGATAAAACCACGCCTATAAATGCACTATGCCAAAACGGAAGGACGGCTTTTAGAACGCTTGATGTCGCTCCAAAAATAATCAGAGCGAACAAAGCACGGGACAAAAAGTGATATATTTTATTTGCCATAATTCATATAAAATCGTTTCCCGCATAGTACGCACTGTGAGTAGGCGGGCGGGAGACTAAATTTCGTAAGCTGTGCGCTTGTGCTGACAGAAATCTTTAGGCCAGACCACACCAGCAATTCATTAGGCGAATTGTCTGTAAATATTATACCACAATCCGTGCAAAAAGAAAAGCGGCAGACCCGAAAGCCTGCCGCTTTGTTTTGCCAAGAATCAAGCTTCAGAAAAAAACATAAGATTACGAGTATCTGTAGCAATTCCAAACTTCGTCGGATTTATTGTAAGCATCGTCTGGACACATCCCAATTTTCAAGGCCAATTGATTTGATGCCACATTATCTTTTCGAGCTATCCACAACAGTGGTTTATTATCAAAATCAGATCTATGAGCTGTATACCATTTAATTGCCGATTGTGCAAGATTCAAAGCGTATCCATGTCCTCGATAGTTTTTATCATTTCTTGTTGCAACCGCTACATCTATATATGAACATTCTTCAAATAGGTCAAAAAACGCAACAGGAGTGTCGTCACTGATTTTTAAGAATCTTTTTATAACATATTCTCCTGCTGTAATTGTTAGATATTCATCGTTGTAAACACCAAGCATCCGCTGTTCCTCTGAAGATAGTGTTTTAACGATGTTATCTACAAGTGGTTTTGTTTTTGCTGTGACTTTTGCTCTTTGTTTATAAATATTATTTTTGTTCGTCATAAAACCCTAATTCTTCAGAAATTACGCTTCACTCCTTCCAAATAGAATTTATGAAGCATTTTTTCGTATTCACATCTACACTGTGGGCACAAATCCGAGACAACACCCTCGCCTTTCAAGCTCCATTTTTTATCATCAGGAACGTAATAACTTGTGACATTGTTTGGAAATTCATAATTCAAAGGCACTTAGGTCGTACAAATAGTATATTGCACATCCAGCATTTTATCAATGCCTTTCAGCCGGTAGCCTATCGCCGTCCGACTGTAATGCGTCTGTGCTGCAATGTCCGGCAGCGGAAGCCGCTCAACGTACCGCAGTAAGGCTATCTTACGGTCTACCCTCCCAAGCGGTGCGCTTTTGATGGCGGCGGTCATCTGCTGTCGGTCAAGCCCTCGCAGCGCAGGGGGCAGCACCACGCGAGCCGCCGCCACAGACAGCACCGAGCCAAAAAGGCTGCGGCAGCTGTCCGGCGTTGCGCACCATATTGCCAATGACGGCGAAACGGTGACAAAACGTCACCAGTTTGTTGACATTGCCGAGATGGTATGTTTTCGTAAGGCCACGAAAACGTGCGCAGACCATTTTCGTGATGTCACGAAATTGCTCTTGTGAGGCGAACATCCCGGTGACGTCACCGAGATGACGGTATGTAGTGCTTGCCATGATATCACTCCTTATTGTGAACAATGAGATAACGAATTGCGGAAATTTTGACGATAACGCTATCATTCGGGTTGTTTTGTTGCACACCGCTGAACGCAACGTATTCGCCATTTAGCCACAAAATATTTCCTTCCAACCGCATGAGCCATTTTCCGCTGCCATCGAAATCAGCGGCATGATTATCCAAGTCGATTTCGAGGTAAAAACCATCGTTCTGTTTTGCAAAGTATTTTTGCAGAACAGAAGTGATTTCTTCCGTACTCATGTTTTCGGAATCAGCAATGACTTTAATGTAGTGATAATGAAACATTTTTTGTCTCCTTACTCCTTGCTATCCAAAACGGTTACTGCATACACGCGGAGGTTTTCCAACTTTTCGATAACAGCCTTATAAGTTGCTTCCGTTGCGATGTGCGCGATGCGCTCCAGCTCGTTGTTCTCCTTTGATGCAGCGATAATTTCATCCGCAGATATGCGTTTCATGGATTCAATCAGATCGAGCAAATCTTCGATATTTACTGCGTTCATGCGTTATGTCTCCTTACTGCGTAATTTCCTCAGCGTTCGCCTTGTCCTTAGCATCCAGTGCGTCATAGTACGCCTGCGCAAGGGCTTCCACCTCTGCGATGTCGTCGGCGTCCAACAATCCGCTGTCCAGATGGGTGTACGCCTTGTCCAACCAGTATGCCACGTCACGTCCTGCGGCGATTTCCCGCTTGATGGAGCACAGTGTCAGGTCATGCCGGGCTTTACTTTTGATAGCCATATGTCCTCCTTAGGTCATGGACGCAATGGCGTCCTTGAGGGCTTGCAGGCTGTCAGCGGCTTCCTGAGCGCTCTGGCTGGCACTGCCCGCACTGGTGACTGCTTCACTGGCAGCAGTTTATGCATCGGTCTTAGCCTGCTGTGCGGCGGTGGCGTCGGTGTGCACGGCATCCACCAGCTGCTGCCATGCAGGGGTGCCCGGCTCCGGCTCTGTGCCGTCCTCCGTGCCGCTGTTGGCGCTGACACGGTAGTGCAGGTCTGCGCTGGTGACGGTCTTTGCGCCGTCGCTACCCTCAAAGGTGACGCACCCGCTCCCGGGCTGTGCGGTCACGCTGGCAGGCACGTCCACATAGCCGTCCACCACCAGCGAGGCGGGAGGATCAGCGCCACCGGGGATGTGCCAAAATGCCCGGATAGCCAGCCCGGCCCACTCGCCGGTTGCATCGACGTGCAGGCGGTACACGCCTCGGTTCTTGGTGTAGCCAAAGCGCACCAGCTGCTCATAGCCCGGCACTTTGACGACGCCATTGGATGCGAGAGATACGCTTTGCTCGATCATAAATTACTCCTTGTTGATGGTAGGCTTCTTTTCTGCCAGTGCCTTTTTCATCATGCTGACGGCCTTTTCAATCACGCTGTCCAGCACTTCATCGGTGATGAAAGGCTTCAGCCAGTCCGGCAGTGCGCCGCGCAGCGCAGCAAAGACCTGCGCCTTTTTCTTCGCGCCCTGACCGCTACCCATGATGCTGTCCTCAGCGATGGTCACGAGCTCCAGTGCCCAGCGCTTGACGTACTGCTTGTAACCCAGCCGGATAGCGCCAACAGCCAGCGCGGCAAAGCCAATGAACATCAGTACCAGTGCGATGGGTGCGGGGATAAAATTAAACATTGCTTCCATGATTTGTTACTCCTTTCAGCAGGTAGTTGTTGATATCGGATTTGCTTTTTTGCATACCTTCGCGGTTGTTGCCGGACAGCTGCGAATCCAAAAGATTTTGTACGCCAACGAGTACGAGACGCATTTCTTCATCGAGGCCGTCAAAGCGGCGCAGGTCTCTTGCAAGGGCCTGTGCGTGCTGAAGCTGTCCCTGTTCCAGCACGCCAAGTCTTTTTTCGAGCGTATCCATTCGCTTGTTCTGCGCATCGTCGGGGGCCTGTGCCTTTTTGACGTACTTGTGGATGATGTCCAGCACCTTGTCGATCGTGATGGTAGCAGCGCACAGGCTGCCCAGGATGCCCAGCACCCACAGTAAAGCTTCTTTTTCGGTCATTTACCCTCCCGGAGACGGGTCAGACCCTTCTTGCTGATGATACCCGCATAGTCCTTGTATGCGTGGGACATGTCCACGTTGGTGGTCACACCGGGTACACGGGCCTTGCTGGTATACTGCCACATGCCAAAGGGCCAGCCGGGAGCGGGCTTCTTCGTCCGGTAGGCAGCCAGCCACACGTCGTATGGCTTCAGGGCTGCGCCGCCCATGTACAGGAAGGTGCTGCCGAACCACAGGCCGGTGTAGAGCAGAGCGTACACGCCCCAGCTTTCCACCGTGCTCAGCATGTAGGCCGTCAGGTCGGTCAGTGCGGCCTTGCCCAGCGGCTTCTGCACTTCGTCCTCAATGTCCACGGCTACCGGCAGCTCAAAGCTCCGGCCGGCGAGCAGCTCCTTGAAGTAAGCCAGCTCCTTGTCAGCCTGCTCCCGGTTGACCGCTTTAAAGTAGCCATACACGCCGCAGGGGATGCCCAGCCGCTTGCATTCGGCGTAGTTGCGGGCAAACTGTGGGTCAGTGTAGGGAGCGCTGGGCCTGCCCGATGCGCTGTTGCCCATGGCGCGAATCATCACGCCGTCCACCTTGCCGCTTGCCTTGACCTTCTCCCAGTTGATCGTGCCCTGATGCCGGGATACATCCATGATTTCAGCCATAGCGTCCTCCTTACTGCGTGATTTCCTCAAAGCCGCTCTTGATAAGAATCGCCTTGACTTTCTCCTTCAGCAGGCGGGGGCAACGCTCATACAGAGCCTTTGCGTCCTCCATAGTCTCAGCGGACATAATTTCCTGTGCCCATAACATAGCCATCATAAATACCATCCTTTCGATTCTTTGTGTGATTTTATGCATAAACAATCTCGCTCATTTCAAGCAAGCATTGCTTGAGCATTTCGCTTTCTTTTTGCAACGCCGCCACCGTCTCCGGCAGCTTCTCCCGGGCTTCGGCCTTTTTGCGTGCTTCTTCCTGCGCGGCCAGCTCTTCGGCGGTGTAGCGGATGTACCGCATCACCGGCACTTCCTCATCCCAGGCGGGCTGAGGGTCAACACCGGGCACATCGATGATCTTCACCATGTCCCGGCCAATCTCTTTACCATCCCGGTAGTAGATGGCGGGAGAGCCGTCCGGCAGCTTTGCGGTCTCTCTGTGCCACTGCGGAGCTGTGCCCTCTACGGCATCATGGTGAATGACTTCCACATCTTCCACCAGATAGCCCGCTTCCAGATCCGGCTCAGTGGTCAGCACAATGCCAGTCTCGTCAATAATTTTCATGTGCGCTCCTTTCATGCGGCATCATCCACCCGCACCCAGATGTACAGGGCATAGTAAGGGTTCAGGATGTCCATTGCCTGCCCGCTGCCGGTGCTGCCGATGCTCACGGTATGAGAGTGAGCGCCAGCGTCCCCGATGCTCACGGTATGGCTGTGGCTTCCCGTGCCGTTCGTGCTGAAGCTGTGGGTGTGGGAACCATCAGAACTGGTTGTAAATTTATAATTAGCCCCAAAAGCTCCAAAGTCCACATACAGACATTCCGGTTTATTTTGAGAAAAAAC